CAGATTGCAAATGCTACAAATGGTATTGAGCCACCACGTAGTCTTATCAGTGTTAAACAAAGTAAAGACGGAGTTCTAAAACAAGTAGTTCCACAAATCCACAAACTAAAAAACAAATATGAACTACTGTGGAATCAATCAAGTCCAGAAGGATATATTAAAATTGTAAGTATTCTTCAAAAATGGATTGATCAGGGTATTAGTGTAAACACTAGTTATAACCCACAATTTTATGATGATGATAAAATTCCAATGAGTACAATGCTACAGCATTTGTTGATGTTTTACAAATACGGAGGTAAACAGTTGTATTACTTTAATACATACGACGGCGCCGGAGAAGTAGATGTTGACAAAATGGCACAGGGTATGCTAAACTCACAGGATAAAACAATAGATGATTTTGCAACACAAGAAGAGTATGACGAATACTGTGAGAGTTGCGTGATTTAATTTCGGAGAAAAAAATGGCGAGCGTGTTTGACGTTAATAATCGTAAGAATCAAGTTAATAATCTAGCATTTCTAGATCCAAGTGGTGGTGTAACTATTCAACGTTACGATACTATGAAGTATCCAAGTTTTGATAAGTTCACAGATAGTCAATTGGGTTTCTTTTGGCGACCAGAAGAAGTTGATGTGTACAAAGATGCTAAAGATTTTAAATCACTTACAGCACACGAGCAGCATATCTTTACCAGTAACTTGAAACGTCAAATCTTATTAGACAGTGTTCAAGGTCGTGCTCCTGCAGAAAGTTTTGGCAGTATTGTAAGTTTGCCAGAACTTGAAAACTGGATTATTACTTGGACATTTAGTGAAACTATACACAGTCGTTCGTATACACATATTATCCGAAATGTTTACAACAACCCAAGCATCATTTTTGACGAAATGATGGATATTGAAGAAATTGTAGATTGTGCAGGAGATATTTCAAAATACTATGATGATCTTATCGAACTTGCTGGCTACTATAACTTACTAGGCGAAGGCACACATACTGTTAATGGTAAAAGGGTTAAAGTAGATCTATACGATCTTAAAAAGAAACTTTATTTAGCATTAATGAGTGTAAACATCTTGGAAGGTGTTCGTTTCTATGTTTCATTTGCATGTAGTTGGGCTTTTGCCGAAGCAAAGAAAATGGAAGGCAATGCTAAAATTATCAAGTTCATTGCCCGCGACGAAAACCTGCACCTAGGTAGTACACAACTACTGCTAAAAACACTTCCTAAGGATGATCCAGACTTTGGAAAAATAGCAGAAGAAACCAAGGATGAATGCATTAAAATGTTTACTGATGCAGTCGACCAAGAAAAAGCATGGGCAGATTATTTGTTTAAAGATGGCTCAATGATTGGACTAAACACAACATTGCTTAACCAATATATTGAATACATTGCAAATAGAAGAATGGAAAAAGTAGGATTGCAAAAAGTTTATCAGCAAACCCAAAACCCATTACCGTGGACACAAAAATGGATCTCGGGCGCAGAAGTTCAAGTTGCACCACAAGAAACAGAAATTACCAGTTATGTAGTAGGTGGAACAAAACAAGACGTTGACGAAAACACATTTAAAGGATTTTCATTATGATATACATTTGGGGTAAACCAGCATGTCCGTCATGCACAAAAGCAAAAGCACTATGCGAACAACGTGGATTCCGGTTTGAATACAGAGAACTGGGCAAAGACTTTGAAAGAGAAGAAGTTCTATCAGAGTTTCCAGAAGCACGTACATTTCCACAAATTGTTGTAAATGGCGTTAAGGTAGGCGGCTACGAGCAGTTTACACGATATATTGAAGAAACAAATTACACAGGAACAGGACACACACTATGATTATCGAATCAGCATACAAAGCAAACGATGCAATTACACTAAAACTAACCGGCGGCGATGAAGTTGTAGCAAGATTTGTCGAAGAAGACAACACTACAATTACTGTTCAAAAGCCACTGGCATTAGTAGCGGCGCAACAAGGTATGGGTCTGGCACCTTTTTCTTTTACAGTTGATTTGGATGCAAAACTTAAAATAAACAAAAGCACTGTGGTCTTTGTACACAAAACTCAAAGCGACATGGCAAATCAATACATGGCAAGTACTAGCGGAATTCAAGCAGCACCTGCAAACTTTAAAGTATAAGTATTAATATGGATGATATAGATCATTATATCAAAAAAATAAAAGAGCACGAACAACAGCGTGTAAGCACCACTGAGCGTAATGCTTATTGGCAAAGTTATCAATTTATAAAAAAAGATCCTTTTGTTTCCATTAGTGGTGGTGTTGCTGTAACAAGCAGAAAGAAATAATATGTTTAGATTTTTTACGGAAAAGAAATGGCTATTATGGTCATGGCTAGGAAGTATTGCGATCTTGAGTTCTTTATGGATTCAAGTTGAAATTGATGTTAAAATTAATGAATGGTTTGGATCATTTTATGATATGATCCAACGTGCATTAGCAGAGCCTAATGCAATCACTGCCGCTGAGTACTGGAGTGGATTATTGAGTTTTATTACACTGGCAGCAGTATATGTTGGCATTGCAGTTGTAGTAAGTTTCTTTACAGCACATTACTTGTTCCGTTGGAGAGCAAGTATGGTTGAATGGTACCACAGTGTATACGACAAAGCACGTACTATCGAAGGTGCTGCACAGCGTGTACAAGAAGATACTATTAAGTTTAGTCGTATCATGGAAGGTTTGGGTACTAGTTTTATCGAAAGTATTATGATACTAGTGCAGTTTGTTCCAATCCTATTAGGACTAAGTGTCGGTATTCCGGTGTTCTTCTTTGGTGATTGGCAGTATGGGCTTGTAACTGGTGCACTAGTTTGGAGTATTGGCGGAACTATTTTCCTAATTTTACTAGGATGGTTTTTGCGTCTAGTTGGAGTTGAATATGACCTGCAAAAGAAAGAAGCAGCATATCGTAAAATTCTAGTTATTGCCGAAGACGACGAAACAGTTCGTCCAAAAACAATCAACGAACTATTTGAAGATGTTCGCGGAATTCACTTTAAAAGTTATTTACGTTACCTATATTTTAACATTGGACGTATTGCATATTTGCAAGCAAATGTACTGAGTGCATATGTTTTCTTAGCACCAGCAATTATTGCAGGCGTGATAACACTTGGTGTAATGCAACAGATTATTCGTGCATTTGGTCGAGTAGAAGGAAGTATGCAATATTTGCTCAAAGCATGGCCAACTATTATCGAACTTATGAGTGTGTACAAACGTTTGAGAGAGTTTGAACGACAAATCAAAGATCTCGATTGATTGAA